CCCCCACAGTCGAGGTGGCGAACAACGCCTACAAGCCGGCGGCTGACATGATCGCTGCCGACGACGAGCTGCGCGACCTGCTGCAGGTCCAAGACCATCTGCGCAAGATCACGCACCGGGAGACCGGCGCTACCCTTCAGGTAGTGGCAGCCGACAGCGACACGGTGGCCGGCAAGAAGTGGATATTCACGCTGGTAGACGAGCTGTGGCTGTTCGGCAAGCGGCCCAATGCCTCCAAGATGCTGCTGGAGGCCACGGGCGGCATGGCCAGCCGGCCCGAGGGTTTTGTGCTTTACCTGTCCACCCAGTCGGACGAACCTCCGGCCGGGGTGTTCAAGGAGAAGTTGGATTACGCGCGGCGCGTGCGCGACGGGAAGGTGGATGACCCGGAGTTTCTACCGGTGCTGTACGAATTCCCGGCGGCGATGCTCAAGGACAAGGGCTACCTGGACCCGAAGAACTGGCACATCCCGAACCCAAACCTGGGCGCCAGCGTTGACGAGGCCTTCCTTGTGCGCGAGTACGGAAAAGCGGAGATTGAAGGCGCCGCCTCGATGCAGAGTTTCCTGGCCAAGCATCTTAATGTTCAAATAGCGACGTCACTCAGGGCCCAGCGTTGGGCCGGAGCTGACTTCTGGGACGCTGCGGCCGGCGAAGTCACGCTTGAGCTCATCCTCGAGCGCTCGGAAGTCATCGTGATCGGAATCGACGGCGGCGGCCTTGACGATCTCCTGGGCCTGGCCGTGATCGGCCGGGATGGAGAAACCGGGATCTGGAGGCTGTGGACCCGGGCCTGGGCGCACAAAATAGCAATGGAGCGCAGGAAGTCGGAGGCCCCGAAGTATCTCGATTTCAAAAAGGACGGAGACCTTTGGATAGTGGATGAAATTGGCCAGGATGTTGAGCAGGCTGGCGATATCGTGATGCGATGCGATGATGCCGGGCTCCTGGACCGGATCGGCGTGGACCCTGTTGGCGTTGGCGAAATCGTGGATGAGATTGTGGACCGGAGGGGGATCGATCATGACCGCGTTGTCGGAATCCCTCAGGGCTGGCGGCTCTCGGGCGCGATCAAGACCGTGGAGCGCAAGATTGCAGAGAAGTCAATCGTTCACGCTGGTCGGCCGATGATGCAGTGGTGCGTCGGCAATGCCCGGGTAGAGCCGCGGGGGAACGCCGTCCTGATCACCAAACAGGCGAGCGGCACCGGCAAGATAGATCCGCTCATGGCGACGTTCTCAGCAGTAGCGCTGATGGCCATGAATCCCGAGGCGAAAAACACGAAATCAGTTTATGACGGCCTCACGAAGGCCCAGATGGTAGCCCGAATGACCGGAAAGGAGATAGCAGAATGACCGAAATTATCAATGAGCTTCCAAACAAATCGCTTTTACTCCCCGCTGAAGTTGCGCAGGTCCTTCGGGTTTCCGTTGCGAGCGTTTATCGCCTCTGTGATGAGGATAAATTAAAGGCCATGAAAGTGCGCGGATCGAGGCGCATAACCAAAGAATCAGTAATAAACTTCCTGAATATAATGCTGGAAAGCTAAAAAACCTTCTCAGATTCTTCACATTATTCACCCTTCTTAGACATTTCTGTTTTTCCCTGAAATACATAAATCTACATATTCACCTCCTTCTTTTGGTGCGGGCGGTTCGGTCTGGGCCACCGGGCCGCCCATGAACTTAACCCCGAAAGGGTACTCATATTGCTGGAAAAGCTGAAAAAGAATTTCAATCTCCGCGACGTTCTTGCATTTGGAGGCCTCGCGATTATGACATACGGGCTTTATCTGTTCCGGCCGTGGATCGCGTTCAGTGTTTGCGGGGCGCTGCTCATGATTGCCGGTTATCTCCTGAAGGATAGCAAATGAGTATCATGGGACGGTTGCCACGGCCAAAGGCCATGAATCCGCATGAGCTGGAAAAAATGATCAGGTCCGTCTTTGGCGGAGGCTCCACGCACTCGGGTGTGAGCGTTTCGACGGACAGGGCCATGCGCGAAGGCACCGTCTTTTCCTGCGTCAATATCCTTTCCCGCGTCACCGGAATGCTCCCCTGCCATATTATGCAAGCGGATGGAGACAAGCGCAATATTGCAAAAGACTTTCACCTTTATCCCCTTCTCCATGACCTGCCGAATGGCTGGATGAGCTCTTCGGATTTTTGGGGCATGGCCATGGTCCACCAGCTCACGAGGGGCAACTTCTTTGCCTTTAAAAATACCGGCCTTGACCCGAAAGGGAAGGTCAGAGAGTTGATACCGCTGGCGCCCGGGAGGGTGCAGGAGGTTATTCAGACCGCCAACTATGAATTGTTTTATAAGGTCCTGCTTCCTGATGAAAACTCAGTCTCGACAACGCATGACGGGATCTCGCAGCCGACAGGCACCACAACGAAAATATTCCCCGCAAGCCAGATGTTTCACCTTCGCGGCCTCACAATAAACGGCATAGTTGGAATTAACCCCATTCAATACACTCGCGAGAGCATCGGCCTCAGCCTGGCAGCCGAGGAATTCGGGGCCCGGTATTTCGGTCAGGGCATACATCCGGGAATCATTGTAGAGGCCCCCACCAAATTGAAGGACCCCAAAACCTTCAGGGAAACTTTCCAGGAAGTATATGCGGGACTCGGACAGACGCACCAGGCGCTTCTGCTCGAAGAGGGCATGAAGGCAAACAAAATATCAATTGACCCGAAAGACGCTCAGTTCCTTGAGCTCCGGAAATTCCAGAAAAATGAGATCGTGGATATCTTCTTCGGCATGCCGCTTACGGTCATGAACTCCGGGGATAATGTCCCCACCTATGCAAGCGCGGAACAGTTCTCGATCGGCTTCGTTATTTACGCCCTGCTTCCCTGGCTGGTGAGTATCGAAAAAGCAATATACCGGGATTTGCTATCTCCGGAAGAGAGGAAAACCTATTACGCAAAATTCCAGGCCCGCGGCCTGCAAAGGGGGTCCTTCTCCGAACAGATGACAGCTTTTGCGACGGCCATCGACAAGGAAATCATGAATCCGAATGAGTGCCGGGAGCTGCTCGACATGAATCCCTATGTGGGCGGCGAGATTTACCGGACCCGCACCAGCACAGTAAAGGAGCCGGGGAAAGAACAGACGGCAGGAGGGGCGCAGAAATGAAACTTTCATACCGCAACCAGAAAAACGCTGAAGCCATTTCCAGGATCCTAAGTAAGCCCCTCGACAAGCCGGATTGGTTCAAGATCCAAGCCAAGGATGATGGCGATTCCGAAATCTTAATTTACGACTTCATCGGCTGGCCCTTCAATGATCCGCGGGAGCTTATTGCGGCACTCTCAGGCATGGATAGCGTGACCGTCCGGATCAACTCCCCGGGCGGGGACGTTTTCGATGGCACCGCTATTTACAACGCTCTCCAGAGCCACAAAGGGACCGTGACAACCCGGATTGAGGGCGTGGCGGCCTCCATGGCTTCGGTTATCGCCATGGCCGGGAAAAAGGTCCAGGCCTACGACAACACCATGCTGATGATTCACAATGCCTGGACCGTGATGGCCGGGAATCAATACGACCTGCGGGAGACTGCCGATATCCTCGAAAAAATCGACGGCAACATCCTGGGCGTCTATTACGACAAATCCAAGGTCGGCAAGCGCGAACTCTCCGACATGATGAAGGCGGAAACCTGGCTAACCGCGAAGGAAGCCAAGGAAAAGGGCTTTGTCGATCTGATCGTGGACGGAAAGGCGGCAAAGGCGCAGTTTGACCTTTCGATGTTCGCAAATGCACCCGATGAGATCGCGGCAGCCAAAGCCGGCCGGGAGCTTACAGAAAGAGAAATTGAGCATGCCCTGCGGGATGCAGGCGCAAGCCGCAATTTTGCGAAACTGGCAGCGTCCAAAGCTGCGGGATGCAGCGGCGGACAGGGCGGCGATCAGCGGGACGTTGAGAGCCTGAAGGAATCTATCAAATCCGTAATGAAAATATTCCAATAAGGGGGATTTAAAAAATGGAAGCTATCAAAAAAATGATTGAGGACCTCGGACGCACTTTTGAGGCGTTCAAGACCGAAAACGACAAGCGGATAAAGGCAATCGAAACGAAAGGCTACGCGCCGGCGGACCTCGTTGAGAAAGTCGACAAGATCAACGCCGATATCTCAAATATCGCGGCCATGAAAAAGCAGCTGGAAGCGATCGAGACGGCCGTCGCCCGGGCGCAGTTCGGCGGTGGAGGCGGGGCGCAGAGTCCGGAAGCGATCAACCGCATGAAGGCATTCAATCACCTTATGCGGCGCGGCGCCCAGGATATCAAAGAGCTCGAAGTCCAGGCGGCGGCCTCAACGCTGTCCGATCCGGACGGCGGATTCACAGTTCCGGAGGAAGTCGACGCGGCGATTGATCGTGTTGCGGGAACCATCCTGGCCATGAGGAGGCTTGCCACGGTCAGGTCGATTTCGACGGACACATATAAAAAGCTCGTCAACCAGGGCGGGGCAACTTCCGGCTGGGTAGCCGAGAAAGCATCCAGGACCGAAACCAGCACGCCGACCCTGGCGGAAATCGCCATCAATACCAAAGAGCTCTATGCAATGCCTTACGCAACGCAGGCCCTGCTTGACGACAGCCGCGTTGATATCGGCGCATGGCTGGCCGAGGAAGTCGGCATCGAGTTTAACGAGGAAGAGGGCGAGGCCTTCATCAGCGGGAACGGGGTGGGCGAGCCGAAAGGTATCGATTCCTACACCAAGATCGCCAACGCCTCTTATTCCTGGGGCAAAGTTGGCTTTATCTCCGGCGGTCACGCGTCTCTGCTCAACAATGCCGACAAGCTCATTGACCTGCAGCATGCCCTGAAGCCGGCTTACCGCAACGGCGCCGCCTTCCTGATGGCCGATTCGACCATGCAGGTGATCCGGAAATTCAAGGACGGTGAGGGCAACTACCTGTGGCGGCCCGGACTTCTCCAGGACGCTCCGGACACCCTGCTCGGCAAACCCGTCGAGTATGACGATAACGTGGCGGCCATCGGGGCGAACACCTACCCGCTCTGGTACGGCAATTTCAAGCGGGCCTACCTGATTATCGACAGGATCGGAACCCGCGTCCTGCGCGATCCCTTCACCGCAAAGCCCTATGTCGCGTTTTATACGACAAAGCGCGTCGGCGGCGGGATTGTGATGTACGAGGCCCTGAAAGCCCTGAAAATCGCGGCCTAAACAAGTAACCGGGGCGGGCAACCGCCCCCTTGCAATAAATTTGGAGGAAAACGCCATGAAAGACCTTTACAACAATATCGAAGTTGTTTCCCTGCTCGATCCGGTTGTCGTTTCCGCGACAGCCACGATCACGGATATTGACCTGGCAGGATTCAATTCCGCGTGCCTGCTTATCGCGGCCGGCCTGGATGCCGGGTCGGGGCTCGGGGCTTCCCACAAGCTCGTTTTCACTCTCGGGCACAGCGACGACGGAACGACCTATACCGCAGTGACCACGGATGACATGCTTGACCTGACCGTCACCAGCGGAATCGTTCTCACGATCGACGATACCGCAGAGGACAACACGCTTTACAAACTCGGCTATGTCGGCGGGAAAAGATACCTGGAGCTCGTCTACACAGAGACCGGGACCGTCTCAATGCCGATGTCGATCACGCTCGTCAAGGGCCATCCCTTGGATGCTCCCGTAGCGTAACCGTCCCTTAAATGGGTACTCCGGACAGGGTGAATCCGGCCCTGTCCGGGGGCAACCAACGGATAACGGAGGAATTTTAAAATGGCAGACGTTTCTTATCAGCCGAAAGTTTACAGGAAAATGGGCGGGGATATCCTCGTAGTCGCCAACGGCGGACAGATCCTCGTAGAACCGGGCGGTAGCGTAATGGGCGGAAACCCCACGGGAGCCGCAGATTACTTTGTTGACCTCAATGTTTCGGCAACCGGCGACGGTTCGATGCAGAGTCCCTTTGCCACGATCGCGGAAGCAATCACCGCCAGCAATACCAGCATCGGCCTCACGGCAAACCGTTGGTGGGCTCGCCGAAACCGCATTTTTGTCATGGGCGACGGGATAGACGAGGATCTGACGGTCCTCCCCGAGAAGTGCGACATTATCGGGGTCGGCGCGGATCTGGTACCCTACCCCCGCATAATCGGCCATCACACAATCGCCCTGGCAAAAGTCGGTTGTCGCCTTATCAACCTGGGCTTTACGCTCGACGGAACCGGGGTCGGAATCACCATCCCCGCCGGCTGTCACGGCTTCCAAATCATCGGCGGGCATATGCAGCCTTCCGCTGCCGGAAACACGGTCGGGATTCAGATCACGGATTCGGCCCTCGTAAGAATCCTGGGCTTTAATCTTTACCAGAATCCCGCTGCTCCCGGGACGGGTATCTGTGCGGTTGGTATCGCCATCGCTGGCACAGCAGCAACTCATCAGTTCCGTATTGAGGGATGCTTCATTCGGGCGACTGAGGGAATCGACGTTGTTGCAAGCTCCCCTGCGTATGACAGCGTAATCATCGACAATACGATTCATGCAACGGCACTGTGCATCGATGAGAATTCGGACCTGGTTTATACCATCAACAACCGGCTTATAACTGACGCCGATGTTGATGGCGATGCCGGAGCAGGTGGAATCGACTGCAAGGTTGAATACTCTGCCGGAAACATCGTAACCGGATCCGGTACAGCCGGAACGTGCGATACCTTCCCGCATACGCTGATTGCTTAACCACAACGGGAGGGCTTCGGCCCTCCCTTTCCCCCAGAGGGCGAAAATGAAAAAATTCTTTCTCTCGTTTTTAATCCTGCTCATCAGCCCGGCCCTTCTCTTTGCGGCCGGCTCCTGCGTGCAAACGGACGTTTCCGCGTACACGGGCGGATTCACAATAATCAAATTCGTTTGCACCGGTTCAGCTGATGACGGCTCGATCCCGGATACGGTTTTTTCTGCCGCAAATATGGCCATGATCCAGGGCACCCATTATCTTTATCAGGTTAAAGCCTACCCGACAGCGGGCGGGACAGCTCCCGATGCTGCCGACGTCGTGATTCTTATGGATGGCCAGGACATTCTCGGCGGAAAGGGCGTGAACCTGATCCACGCCACGGCCACGTATGACACAGCGCCATACAGCACTTTCATGAGCGCATACCGGTATCCCGCGATTACGAGCACTCTGACTTTGAGGGTGTCGAATCAGGCCACGGCGAGCGCGAACTATACGGT